GCCGTGCCGGTTAACAGCTAACCCGCTTTCCATGGCAGCCCGCGCATCAGGCAATACAATGGAGTGCTTAGGAACATTCATCACTGTTGGCACTGCAGGCGTCTGCGTCACCTGACCTTGCGGCGTGATCACTAGCTCCCTTTTATATGCATCACCCACCCATGCAAGGCCGCCAGGTGCATCATCAGTACCTTCTGCGAATTTTGGAAGTGGTGCGGCGATGGCGCGGGCTAGTTGGAGGGCGCCTATTGCGCCGATAGCCGCTGCCAATGGAGCGCCGGCCGGTAATGGAGTTACCTTGAGCTGATTGATAATCGCGACGGCGGTATTGCCAATGATTTGAGCAATGTTTGCTGCTTTTTCAAATCGGGCTCTCTCTAATTCAATTTGCCTTTGCCTGCGTTCTAACCGTTCACGTTCAGCTTGCGCTCTTGCTTCTATCTTAGTAATAGCAGTTTCTCTTTCTTGTTTATTTGCAATTGTAGCATTGGCTACTTCAATCTCCTTTTCCTTTTGTTTATCAAGTTCGTCCATCTGCTGTTGAACACGCGCAGATTCGTTTTCGAATTGAGAATTTATTAAAGAAGAAAATGTTTCGAAAGTTTCTGTAGCTAATTGCTTTTTCAAATCGGCCAACTTTTGCTGCGCCTCAATTTGCTTTCTTGTTACCTCATCATTTAATGCCAATGTTTTATCAGCCAATTCCTTTTCGGCCGCGAAGCGTTCAGCGGTTCCTTCCTTAGTTGCTAATACTTTTGCGGTTGCATTATTTACCTCCTGCTTAAGTGATATAATCCGGTAACGGTGTTCTATATTTGCCCTTTCCCTTTCGTAATCTTCTGTCGATATTTTACCATCCCGGAAACGATCCGTCAATGCAATCAATTCAAGTGACTGCTGGCTTGAAATCTGGTCAAGTCTCCCCTGCTGCCCCTTCTCAATTATCTCATTAACCTTATCAGTATTTTGCTGGTAGATGGATTGCTGCTGTAACCCGTATTCAATGGTGAGGTTATTGATATCGGATAAGAACTTTGTTTCGATGGCAGTCCTTTCCTCGGCAGTAATCGTATCATTTGCAATATCGAATTCATGTTGTGCGATAACAATATCCCGGCGCTTCTGATAAACTGCATATAAAGCATCAGTTCTTTCATTGAAAGATTTAACCTCATTACCAGCAATAAGATCAGCCGCCTTGATCTGGTCCTCGATCTCGGTTTTAATAATATCAAAACGGGCTTTACGTTCGCGTTCGGCGTATGACCGGTTCAAATCCTCGATGGCCTTATTGGATTCGCGGCGTGCCTGGGTAAGTGCGGCCGTGCGCTGGGCCTCAATAGCTTTTATTTGAGATGGAGTTAATCCTGGTGTAAGCAATCGACTATCAGCATCCGCATTAATCAGTTGCCGCTGAATACGGGCAGACTCCTGCAACGCAGCAACACGTTCTTTCTGTGTCTTTCTTTCATTGCCAGCAATAGATTGCTGAAGTTGCAACCTGGTGTGCAAATGCAGTTTTGTTGCCTCGATTTCATCTTGCTGAGCCTTTACTCCCTCCTCTATTCCGGATCTCCTATTTTGGGCCTCCTGTATTCTAACTTGTGACGCTAGATCCTGCCGCGCTTTTTGCTGTTCACGAAACTTTTGAATTAATGCATCCTGCTTTTCCAAAGCTTCCTTTTCTTTATCGGTACGGTCGTCTGCATTCTTTTTTAATACATGAATCAGCTTCGCCTGTTCCTGATCTACCTGAAATCCGTATTCTTTTTCAAGCTCTAAAGCGGCCTTTAATTGTTCTTTTAGATTTGCTGTACGTTGCTTCCTGATATCCCGCTCCGTAGCTAATTGCGCCTCCATCCCGGATATTATTTCATCGCCATTACGTTTAACAAAATCGCTGTAATCCTGAAGCGCTTTCAAGTCCCTGTCAAATTCAGCCGTTAGTTGATCCAATGACTTTATGGCATTGCCTGCTTCTGCAGCAAATGATTTTAGAGTTAAGACTAGTAGTGTAATGATTCCAATTACTGCCAATATTGGGCCGCCGGCTGCACTCATTGCCAAGTTGAGAGCCTTTTGAGCAACTATTGATGCATACTTTACGATTATGTTTTTGCTTTCAGCGGCAGTCTGTAGCGTTGTCTGTAAGTTTGCTGCCTTCTGCAACCCAATATTAATAAGTTGCCTCGCTGCACTCTCCTTTTGTAATGCGTTTTGAACAGCTTGCAACCCCTGCAGAACTGACATTACAGCCTGCAGCTTTACAAATGTTTTTTGCAACTCTTCGTTTTCATCGCCAAATAGTGCAGCCGTACCTTGTGCCACTGAATAAATACCAACTAATCCTTGAGCAGCGCCGATCAAGCCATCGAATACATGCGTGTCACTTGCCTGGGCTTTAATGATGGCTTTCATATCGCCAACGGTATCGCTTAACTCAGCGGTCTTTTTAGTCAGTTCAGACACAACGGCACTATCTTCTCCGTAAACCTGTGATAATAACAATATGGCTTGCTGGTTATTCCTGATCTCACCCGTTGCATTTGCGAATCCTTTAGATTGAACATCTACCAGCGATTGAAGCAAACCCTGCTCCTTTTTCAGCGCCTCCAACACCTCTACATTCTGCTGACCAGATTTCGTATTATCGTCAATACGTTTTGAAACGTCCTGAAGCGCTTTCTGCAGCGTGTTTAATGCACCGCTATAATTGCCCACGTTCTTATTAAATCTGCCCACATTCGCATCAGCTGCCTTAAGTCTGGCGTCTAATTCAAGCGCCCTCTTGCTGGCCTCTTGGGCCTGCTTGCTGCTTGCACCAAACTGAGCGGATAAATTCTTTGCCTCTTTTGCAGCCTCATTGTATTCCTTTGTTAACTTATCATAGGCGCCAACAAGTCCTAATGCCTCTTTGGCTTGCTCTTTCAGTATTTTGTTTTGTTCTTGTTGTTGAACTTTTACCTCCGCAATCTTTTTTGCCTCGTCATTATACAGCGCCTGCAGCTTCGCATTAGACTTTGCCAATTCATCAACCTGCTTGGCCAGTGCTTTTTCATTCTCTGTCATCTCAACAGTGGCCTTATTCATCTCCTTGAATGTAGATGCATTACCAACAGCCTTATTTAACTCCACAGCCTTAGCTATCAGCTTTTCAAAGCTGGCCGTATTAGCATCGGTAGACGACTTAAGCTGCTCAAATTGCTTGAGAGCTTCCGGCGAAATAAGGAGTTCTATTTTATCACTATTTGGCATGTAGCGTATTTAACTGTTCAACTTTGCGTTCATACTTCTTTTCAAGCTGTACGTATTTGCTTACCGTCAATTCATCCATATTGTAACTGGCGCCTTGCATTTCTTCATAATAAAGTAAGTTCCGTTCAAATGTTTCTCGCTTTGGTTTCTCTTGTCCGCTATCTGCCATCTTCGATTCAAGCTGCTTGATTAATTGCTGCAACTGTATATACTTCGTTTTGCTTTTATTTACAACAGCGTTTAGTTGGTCGATATAATCAACCGGTTCATATGTTGTGGGTCGGAACGAATAACCGAGCTTGCGGACGCTATCAGCAATTGATTCACTATACCGTTCCAATAAGAATTTTACGCATACATCAAGTATATTCAGGTGATTATTCAGCTTTTGAATATCGCGGCTTAACGACCACTGTTCATTGCTATCTATGCCATCCCCACGCAATTCGTAATATTCTGAAAGTATAAGCAACCACGCCTGTGTTAATTGGTCTTTTGTTGCTTTGCCATCGATCACCAATAAGTTTAGGTTATCATCGCACAGCGCATCCAAGAATGCAGGCATAAGCAGCTTACTGCACGAATGATATATATTTGATGGCGGTAATACCTGCTGCGAGGGCGGCATCTGCGGACATGTAGTCGATTCTCCTGTCAGGAAGATCATAGAGGATATATATTTTTTGATCCGCGACAGCATGTTGTTTTGCTTCTATTTCTTTTTGAGTGATAAGTTCTTGACGCTCTTTCTCGCTAATTAAACAACCTATGCACATGGCTAACCGAATTTGAACCCCAATCTTTTTGTAATGCGACTTTGAACTGCTGGCAATAGATAAAGTGGTATGTACTCTTCGATCTTGCTTTCCTTACTCAATCCGAAAATCTTTTGCCCATATTTTTTTTCAAGCTTTGCCGCCTTGGCATCTGCCGATCCGACTTCATAAGAACTATTGCCAACATCCACGAACATGTCATTCCAGAAATTACCCGTGTCTCTAAGTGTTACCCATCTTGATTCCTGCCCTTTTTCATCTTTAAGCATGATGGTTAAGTCTGAATATGAAGGCGTTATTTCTGTTCCGTCAGCACGTTTGCCTAATGACATCTGCCCCTGGTTCAAGGTTATAATATCTGCAGACGTTTCAATGACCGCCTCCTGAACTACCTCAAGTAATTCAAAGCCTTTTAGCCTTCTTTGCATCTCGTGTAAGGTCACTGATAATAATTTGATATACCTGTTTTAATAACGCCCGCCTTATATCATCTAGATGTTGTTTAAAAAACTTCTGCTTCATCGTCTGCTCAATGAATTCAGATTCGGTGAACCGGGCCCAATGTTCAACACTGAACCCGGTATTATCGATAATGACCGTCATTAACTGGAAGCAGATTCTACGACGAAGGCCACACCATCCTTATCCTCGAACCCTTCCATGAGTATGGGGGCGGCTTTTAAAACAGAGGGAATTGCCAATTTGATTGTCATTTCGGCCCCATCGAACTCGGCAGCCCAGTCGACATAGTTGCCCGTTACATCAAATCCTTCGTCTGCAGCGTTATCGGCTACGGCAGTAATGCTACTTGCTGATCCGTCCGACTTGAATAGTCTCCATGCGGTTGTTTGCAAGAGATTTGTTTTGTAGGCATCGTACAGATTCACATCGCTGATCTTGCTGCGCACCTGTACGGTTGCTACGTTAGCGGCCGTGTCAAGAATGGTAAGCTCCACATCCTGCAGTCCGGTCAGGTCGAGCAAGTTGAAATCAACTTTCAGGAACCCGAGATTTCCGCCATTCAGATAGATGGGGTCAATGATAAACCGTATGTTGAACAGCGCAGATTCGGCACCGGTGTTTGGCCTCCAAGGCAATACCCGGAATTGATCTACAGGAATACCTTTAAGGTATACGCCTGACTTGTACCCGATCAGCACACTGTTCTTATCGAAGAAAAGGAAGTGCTTATTCGCACCGCTGTTTTTCGCCAGCTCCTGGTGAAGTTGTACACCACCGTTCAGATAACGGAATGTCCAGTCGTAAAAACCGTCCTTCACATAGATCTTATCACCATAATCAGTGGTGTTGATTGTGATATCTTCAGTGTTGTCAGTGATGTTGGCCAGCTTTGGGTATGGGAAAACCCGGGTGCCGATAGCCGCATGGATCTTTGTTTCAAAGAACGCCAGCAAACCCGCCACATCAGACTGAGCGATCTGGAAATTTGGCGGTACCTGGATAGCGCCAATGATCTTGTCAAGATCAATGAAGCACTCACCCACCCCGGTGTTACCGTAGTTGGTCGCGCAAAGCGGTTTATTAAGTGTTGCCATTTGTTATGAATTAGTTTGTTAACATTTGTTGTTGATGTTCAATTCTATGTCCCTTAGTTCAGTGCCATCTATTCGATCGTTGAATACATTGTTGTTATTGATCTGACTGCCATAGTAGTACATATCAGTTTCCTTGTATTTTAATTCGCCTTCGAAAGTGAACTGTTTGTACATTGAAATCTGCTTAATCAATTCGTCTTTGATCGGGTGAATAATTGGCTTGAAGTTTAGCTCTGTCCGTTGCTCCGATATGTAGTTTGGATCTGTTATATTACAAACCAGCATTCGAAGTTTAGTAGAGCCATAAAACCCTTCAGCTCCTTTTTCAATGGTTATATCTGTGAACAGTATAACCAGCGGAAACTTTTTATGCGCCTCGGTAGGACTAGCGGTCAACTCTTGCAGCCGGTTTGATATCTCCATCGGATGACCGTACATGTAATACACGGGGCCATACCCAAATGATGCAGATGTTAGCGCAGTGTTTACCTTCGCAATTACTACTGCCATTTCATCTACTATATAAACTGGTGCGTCCATTATATATTGAACTCGTTTATTGGCCTGAACTTTTTAAGCATACACCAAACGTCCTGATCTGCCCACTCGGCGTAATCATCTTTTTTCGCATCCAGATAATCCACCAATTCGCAGATCCATGCAGACATTTCGTTCCACGCCCTTGTCAATTTAACCGCCATACTTGCTGTATCAGCATTCTCATGCTTGCCCTTTGTTTCGCCAGTGCTTGCCGTTTGCGTATGGTTATTACGCATGTACCAGTAATACACATAGTTTGCAATAGGGCTTGCCTTGCTGGTCCCCGTACTCGTATTGATGGCCAGTGTTGCAGACTTGTAAGTATACCAATCGTTGTTTGCGAACTGCCCGGACAGAAGCGTAAGCGTACTACCTGAAATGCTGTAGTCAACGCCCAGGATCAGCTTTCCAACACCTCTTTGCTCAATGATGAAGTCTTTGCCTACAAGCGCAGTGGGAATTGTTGTGCTGCTGGTTGCGGCAACAGGATCAAACTGTTGCCCGCGTCCTACGCGAACATCGATCCCGTTAAGTGCGTCTAATGCATTGAGAACTGAAGGCGGTTGAGATACTAATCCTTTCCAAAAACGCGTTTTAGAATTGATATCAGTATACTCTACGCCCTCGATTAAATCCGTCCACTTCTGCGCAATTGGCACCACTTGTAAGCCTGCATCCAATGCCTTATGCAGATTATAACCCAACACCTCGTTTAGCCATTGTTCCTCGTATTTCTCAATAAAGAGATCAACGAGGCTACCAACGGCAACATTCGAAGTGTTGGGTATATTCAACTCACCAACAAAGTATGTGCGGTCAATTAACATTATGAACCAGAATCGATAAGTGAAACGATATCGTTCAGATTCTCATACAATAGCGCGTCCTTACGGTTGTCGCTGATGTAGTCGTGGTAACGCACCTCAGCAATAACGCTGAATTGGTTGCGACGGAAGTCGTCGCTGTTGAAGCCAACCTTCAGTACCATGTCCTGATATACATCGACATTGTACTGGTTGATATCACCAACGAGAACATGATCTTCCGCTACCTTGTTACCTTCACGCAGCATGCTCATCAACCTTTGCAGGAACGGAGGTTGCAGATACAACCGGTCTGTTGCGCTCTTCTGCATTTCAATCAGTGCGTTTGTTACCGGGTTAACACCGATGAAATTTGCATTGAAGTTGTTTTTACCAATTTGCGCAATGGCGGCACGGAGCGCATCATATAGGTTCGCGTCATCAACCTTGCCATTAAGCCCGGTAATAGTGTAAGCTTTTGCCACAGCTATTACAGCAGCATATACTGCATCGTCCCACTTACGTGCAACTTCTTCGGTAAGAAGGCGCTTAACGATGGTGGTAAACCCTGGCAGGTCTTTGTCGAACTCCTCAGTGATGGTAGACATGGCGGCGATCTTCTTCGCTTCACTCATTTCAACCTTAAACC